TTAAACGTTATTTACCTTTAATGAATCAGCAGATTAATAAGTATCTGCAGTTGATGGATTTTTATATCAATTTTTCTCTTGATGAAGAATTTAAAGAAAGTGTAAAATCTCCAGTACATGATAAGTTCTGTTATGAATCATTCTCTGAAGGAGAGAAGATGAGGATTGACCTTGCACTTCTTTTTACATGGAGAGAGATTGCACGTATGAAGAACTCTGCTAATACTAATCTATTAATTCTTGACGAGATATTCGATAGTTCTTTAGATGGATTTGGTACAGAATATTTCACTAAGATTGTGAAGTATGTTGTTAGTGATGCTAATGTATTTGTGATTTCTCATAAGACTGATGATCTTATTGATAATTTTGATAAGGTTATTAAATTTGATAAGGTAAAGGGGTTTAGTAAGAAGATATCTTAAATAAATAAAAGAAAAAAGTCTAATGAAAACTTTTGCTGAATTTATAATAGAGGCAAAAAAGAAAAGAGGTCTGGATGACCCAGAACCAAGAGAGGTTGAACCAGGTTTAACTGGAGATCCAATTCCTACAACAAGATGGAAATCTGCTGCTAAACGGCATGAGTGGGAAAAAAAGAGAAGAGAATCATTGAAGAAGAAACCAGGTGAACCTGATAAATTGATTGGTGCTCTTAAAAAACAAGCAGAGAAAGAGGGACAATCGTAATGCAAACTGAATCATATGAGAATCCTTTAGATTCAATGCCAGTGGCAACTAATGGTAATAATAGGCATCATCCCAATAAAGAAATGGGAGATTGGTATGATAATGCACCATCAGAATATGAACCTCCTATGCAAGATAGTGATTGGTTTATAGACAAACCTAAAGTTGAAGCATCCGATACACCTGAAGGTGGTGGTTCTAGAAGAAAGGATCAATTAGAGGATGTAACTATTCATGAAAAAATGTATCAAATTGCTACGGCAAAGTACAATCCTTTTGCTATAGGTGGAACAGAGCAATTAGGTGGTGGTTCGGAAACAATTCAAAAATGAATGTTGTCTAAATAAATTCAGTTTGACCAAAAATAATGACAAGTTTGATCGACCCAAAAAAATATACCAAAACACTTGACCTATTAAGGTCATTTTTTTTGTCTAAAGGTTTTTATGAAGTCCATACTCAAAACCGTCTAAGTATACTTGCTGCTTGTGAAGATCCAGAAACAGTAGCAACATATAATTATAGCGGTGAAATATGGCCACTTCCTCAGACAGGACAGATGTGGTTGGAGTATGAATTACTTTCCAATCCAGAAGCACCAGGATTCTTCTGCCTATCAACTTCATATAGAGCAGAACCAAATCCTGTACCAGGTAGACATGAAACTATCTTCCCCATGTTTGAGTTTGAAATGCACGGAGGTGTAGAAGAACTTGAAAAAATGGAGATTGAATTATGTGAGCACTTAGGTATTCCTTTAGAGGAAGGTTCTATACAAACGTATGATGATTGGACCAATCAGTTCAATACAAAAGAACTTGAGCACGAACATGAAGAGAAGATTGGTCGTGGCATGATTACTAGGTTCCCTGAGTGGACATCACCATTCTGGAATATGGCAAGGTACGATGATGGTGTAACCAGTAAGAAGATTGATGTAATCTTGAATGGTATGGAAACTATTGGTAGTGCAGAACGCAGCACCGATAAGGAACAGATGCGTGATACATTCTATACTATATCAGAAGGACAATATGCCCAACTGATTATTGATTTATTTGGTAAGGAAAGAGTAGAAGCAGAACTTGAAAAGTTCCTTGAGTTCGATTTCTTCCCTAGAAGTGGTGGAGGTATTGGAGTCACTCGCATCATGCAAGCAATCCCTGATTAGGGATTCTTTGTGAGGTGGCGAAATTGGTAAACGCTCTAGTCTGTTTAACTAGTGTTCCTGGCGGGACTTGTTGGTTCGACTCCAACCCTCACAGTTTTAAAAAAATATTTATATGCTATAATAAATAGTCTGGATTTCGTTTAGAACTATGAAAGTTCCAAATTGGCAACATCACTCCAAGAAGGAGCAAAAACGAACGCTTAAACCGCAAGCATTGCGACAAGCAAAAGCAAGATTAAGACACTTTAAAAAGTGTCACATGAACCCCTCCAAACGAGGGGTTTCTTCGTATAATGGGTACATAGAACATCAAACTCATGCCAGTAAGTCACGAAATCAAATCTCAATTAGCAAAACTTCTTGCTACTGAAGATCTTATTGTTGAGCACAAAAAAGTAGAAACTGCTCAATTTAATGTTCATACTCGTGTTTTAATTCTACCCCAATGGGAGAAAGCAAGTAATACAGTATATGATATGCTTGTTGGTCATGAGGTAGGACATGCATTATTCACTCCTGATAGGAATTGGTTGGAGGACTATAAAATTAATCCTTCAATTGTAAATATCGTAGAAGATGCTAGAATAGAAAAGTTAATGAAACGCAAGTATGCAGGACTTGCAAAATCTTTTTACCACGGTTATGAGGAATTAAATGATGACGATTTCTTTAATGTTGCTAATGAAGATCTTGATACCTTTAGTTTTGCTGATAGGATCAATTTACATTACAAGATTGGTAATTTCGTTGATATATCTTTTTCGGATGCTGAAGATAAGATTGTCAGTTTAATAGGAGAATGTGAAACTTTTGAAGATGTACTTAAAGCATCTCAGATGGTTCATGATCTATGCAAGAAAGAATTAGAATTAAAGGAACAACAAGTTAAGGATGGTGATGGTGATGAGATGAAGGTAAATTTACCTTCTGATAAGAAAGATGATCAACCAAATCCTGATGATATGACGGATGAAGAATTGCTTGATGAATTAGATAAACCATCAAATGATGAGTCATCAGAAGAAGGCGAACCTCAAGAAGAGCAACCTATTCAACCACAAAATGAAGGTGGAATTACAGGTGGAGATACATCGGGAGATTTGGATATTAAAACAGTTGATACTCTTGCAGATGCACTTAAGAATTTAACAAATGAGAATGCTATAGAGAATACCTATGTTGAGGTTCCTAAAATTAAGTTGGATCAGATAATTGCATCAAATGAAGAGATACATAAGCACTGTGAAGAAACCTGGGATCCATCTAATTGTCAAATGGGATCTGTTGATGTACCTAATTATTTGCAATGGCAACTTGAAAATAAATATAATTTTGAATATGTAGATCAACGATTTGAGGAGTTTAAGAGTAGTGCTAAGAAAGAAGTCAATTACCTTGTCAAAGAATTTGAATCTAAAAAATCAGCTAGTGCTTATGCTCGTGCTGCTACAAATCGTACTGGGGTTCTCGATACAACGAAGCTTCACACATATAGATTCAATGAAGATATTTTTAAGAAGGTTACTGTCCTTCCTGACGGGAAGAATCATGGATTAGTATTCATTCTTGATTGGTCTGGTTCAATGTCTCATGTGATGCTTGATACTATTAAGCAATTGTATAACTTAATATGGTTCTGTAAAAAAGTACAAATTCCTTTTGAAGTTTATGCTTTTACTAATGATTACCCTCTCATGCAACTTGATAGTGATGGGCAACCTCGTATAGCAAGAATTAATCCATATGAACCAAAAGAAAACTTATTGGTTGTTGCAGAAAATTTCACATTGATGAATATCTTTACTAGCAAAGTAAATGCTAAAACTTTGAATCAACAGTTGAAAAATATTTTTCGTATTGCATTTGCATTTAATAATGGATATGCACAAGCTGATTATCATATTCCAATTAAAATGAAACTTTCTGGTACTCCATTGAATGAGTCTATGATTGCCCTTCATCAGATTATTCCTGCATTTAAAAAGGAAAATAAAGTAGAGAAAGTTCAGTGTATAGTTTTGACTGATGGTGAAGGATCGAATGTACCATATCATAAATCAGTACAACGTAGATGGGAACCATCATCATATATGGGTCAGTCTGGTGTTCATACTGGATGTTTTCTTCGTGATCGTAAAACAGGACATAATTATGCTTTCAGTGGGGGTTGGTATGATATGACGGATATATTACTTCGTAATCTTCGTGATAGATTTCCTGAAGTTAATTTCATTGGAATGAGGTTATTAGCATCTCGTGATGCAGGATATTTCATCAGAAATTATTATGGATCTTATGGTGATGAGTATGAGAAGTTGATGCGAAATTGGAAAAAGAATAAGTCATTTGCTATTAAGAAATCTGGGTATCATACTTACTTTGGTTTGTCTTCAAATTGTCTTTCTGAGGATACTGATTTTGAAGTTAAAGAAGATGCTACAAAGGCACAAATTAAAAGTGCTTTTGTTAAGAGTCTTAAAAGTAAGAAGATGAATAAGAAAGTTCTTAGTGAGTTTATAGAACTGGTTGCTTGATAAATAAGTGAACAGTAAAATCTAAACATGCCAAAAACATACCATATTTACTTAGATGGCAGATGCTTATTTAAGAATTTGGATGATGAGGAGTTTAAGGTAATCTGGGGAAGACTCTACCATTCTTATTGGGATGGTCTTACATATTCTGAATGTGAGGAGAAAATATACGATTTGGAACCCAGTTACTGACCAGTTAGCAAAGTGTCCACTAGAGGGTATACACCCTCTTTTTTATTGATATAATAAGTACATAAATAAATCACTAAATCATGGCTTTTGAATTAAAAATGACCGAACAACAAGTTGTTGATGGACTAAGAAATACCTTTGGTAATGAGTTCGTTGCTGCTGATGTTCGTGGTTTCTGTGCTGCTAATGATATTAGTTACTCCACAGCAACCAAAAAAATACAGAAGTATAAAGTATCTAAAGGTAAGTGGAATTTAGAAGTTACTCAGGAAAAGGTGGAAGAAATTGAAAGAACATTCAATTCTCCTTCATCTATGCCTGTAGTTAAGCAAAACCTTATTCCTGAATCTGATGACACTTTTGTTAAGTTCGGATCGTTTACCGATGTTAAAAAGATTATACAAAGTCGTATTTTTTATCCTACTTTTATTACTGGTCTTTCTGGGAATGGTAAGACATTTTCAGTAGAGCAAGCATGTGCTCAATTGGGT